TACACATTACAGACATCTACTAACGTCATCTTAAGCGTGTCCATTATAGCCAGGTCCACGGCTGACAGACCGAAGTTTATGTAACCCAAGTTACCCGAAGTTACGGCTATGGTCCCGCTGTTCTTCGTACCGCTCATCTTGCGGAACTTGGCTTCTAAATTCCTTTGCTGTACCTCGGTTAAAGTATCCGCGCTCAGGTCTCCTATACCCTTGTCGTACAGTACGCCCGGAGGTCCTAAGTTCTCTAAGCCCTTTTTATTGGCCTCGTAACCGCTGTTCCCGGTCTCAATACTACGCCAAGCCGAACGGATCGGGGACATACCGTAGCGTTCTTGCCCATCGCCGTAAATGTATTGGGCGTTCTTGAAATGTATGATTTCGTCAGTAGTGAACTCGGCGCCCTCTATATTCCCCCAAAGAGACATAGTATAACCGGCTACGGGTGTCCCCATATCGCCGCCTACTACGTCCATGAACTGAGAAGGTAGAACGTACATATTTATAGGCCGGCCCGCGTTGGGTCCATCGGCCGGGGAAGTGCAGTAGTCGTAAGCGTTTCCAGTAATAAGTAGATAGCCGGCCAGCTGCTCTATAAAATCGAACTTGCTTTGCTCTTCGTTGGGTTCGTATATGAGGTTTAAAGCCGGGTGATCTAATTCTACTTTTTCGCCGTTTACGTTCTCGATTAACTTAACATCCAGCGCGGCGGTCTTTTGGGCTATCGCACTAACTACGGCGAATACATCGGGGTTTCTTGCGTACCCTTGTTCTACGTAGTTCTGTACATTGTCATCGTTCCAAATTGGCCCCCTGCCCAGGTAAGAGAGTGCGGCAAAATACTTGTTAGTGATTCTTTCGGCCTCTTCAATTTGTTGAAGGGTTCGCGCTGGTGCGAATCCGATAGCCTTCTGTAGCCGTTCTAAAAAGGTCATATATATACTTCCCTGGGTTTAACGCTGTTTGCGTATAGTATCGCGTCCATCGAATGGTCGAAGGCATCTATAGGCCGCTCTGGACTTCTCGGCTTCCCGTCTTTGTCCATCTCCCAAGCGTACCAGGTTACTTCTTCCCAAATGTTGCGGCTATTCGCAGTTACAAAGATACTTAACCTCTTAAGGTCTAAAATCGCATGGCGTTTGTAGTCTTTAGACTTCTTTACGCCTATGGCTTTAAAGCCGTAGCGCTTAAGCTCGGTAATACTTCGCGGCTCGGCTGAATCGCATATAAGGGTATCGCCTCCGTCTATTCCCGCCTTTCGCATCCGGTCGGCTAATAAGTCTAAGGTTAGGCCCTTCTCGTATACTATCTCTTCCACGTACCGGCGGTCGTTCTTACGGCCGAGCTTTACTACACAAGTCGGGTCATTGGTGAACCCAAAGTCTACGCCGTAGGTAATGGAGCTGCATTCCGCCCAGTCTATTTCCTGGACCTTCTGCCAGGTAGTGTATATCTGTCCCTTTCGCCCTGCTGACCTTTTGCCCTCGCCGTATACCTTCCAGTAGTCCGGGTCTACGTCCTTAAATCTTTCTATTTCGGCTATTACCACGTCCGAAAGGTGCGGATTATCCTTATAGGTAGTTATTAGGGTCTCGCAGTCCTTCCGGGTCTGTACCTCGTCATATATCCAGTGCATAGGATCGGACGGGTTAAAGTCTATAACCGCGCAGGCCGTGGTCCTAAATAACATTTGGTTCCAACCCTCTAATGTTATCTCGTTGCACTCGTTTATAAAGAGCAGATCTCTTTTACGCCCTCGGACCTTCTGCGGCTGGTCTAAGCTGATAAACTCTATTAGGTTCCCTTCCAGTAGGTAGGTACTCTCGGTCTTGTTGTGGTTCTCTACCCGGTAGGCGTCAAAGCTGTTTAGTATGTCTATGAAGTCCCTGAGTACAGACCCACGTATAGCTGGATAGGTTGCCCTGGCTATGGTTATGACCATTCCCGCGTTAGGGTACTTGTAACACAGCTCTATAAGAAACTGTATAGCGCTGAACGTCTTACCCGATCGCGTACCACCTTGTAAGACGAGTATACGCTTGGTTAGGTAGTTGTCGCGTAAAAACTTAAGGTTAGGATTTACCTTCATTATCCAGCATCCAAGGCGGTACTATCTTTTCTAATTGCTGTACGTCTGCCTGCACCTTAACGTCTGGCCGTCCAAACAGACGGTCGAATACTTCTTTTTGCGCCTTTATATCGCCTTCCTCAGCAGCCTCTAATACCTTAAGCCAGATAGCCCGCAGCTGTTCGTCTGTTACGTTCTCCCTAAAGAAGTTCCTATAAGGGTTCTTCCGCCTATCTACCCCTTTCGCCTTTGTGCTGTGTCCCGCCATAATAGAAAGTAACTATTATACAAAATTAGGCGTAGTCCTCCACTATCTCTAAAAGCCTCGGTATACGCGCCGCCCATCTATGGTACTCGTATGTATAGTCCGCTACTTGTTTAGGGTTCGGCATTTCCTCGGTCCAGTGTCCTGGGTAACCTATGAAGCTTAAAGGGTGTTCCGCTGTTATGTCGGTTTCTCCCATCTGGCAAATGATCGCCCCGCACGCCTGCGCCCTTATTACCCTATCGCTATAGAATAACGCCCGGTCGAAGTGGTCAAGGTTCAAGGCCCAGCGGTTTGTATTGTAAATAATGCGCTCGGTCTTTGGTGTCGTTCGTCCGTTCTTGTTCTTTGGCCAGTTACCGCCGAATACTCTTAGGCCCTTGTCCATGTACTTAAATACTACCTCTTCGCGCCTTGCACTTTCGGGGAAGCGGTTTCGGTAGTTATTCCCTAAGAATACTACGCCCTCGGTCCTTCGCTCCCTTCCGTCCAAGTAGTATACATCAGGATCGTACCCTATTTGCAAGTAGTCGGCCGGCAGTCCTTTCTCTTTGAACTTGTCTATGTCGGTCCCATTGGTAAACAGCGTTACGTTAAAGGCGTCCCCCAGCTCTAAATACCAGTCTATGTTTTCCCTTACATCGCCGGTCCAGTTAATTACTACTGCGCCCATTTGTCTCAGGCTCTCTACTAAACGCGCCTCTACTATTCCGGGCGTTTGTATCTGCATGAATACAACATCGGGTAGAAAGCTCTGGGCTTCCTTTAGGACCATCTTAGTAAGGTAGATCAGTTGGGCGCTTGGTATCTCCCGCCAGTTTATCCGGTGTACATCATGTCCTAACCCTCTCAGGGCTTTGTCGATTTCGGGGCCTCCGAGGCCTACGTGTAGTACTCTCATAGCTGTATTGGTCTTAAAAGTTTGTACGGTCCGGGTATCTTCTCTTTTTCCCGGTCGTACGTTCTGAATTTACTTTCGTGTTTATGGTAGGTCTTTATAGATAGGCAGGGGTTTGTTATCGCGTACCCCGCCTCCCATATCTCGTACGCTATCCGGTTATCACATCCAGCCACGCCCAGGCGGAAGTCTATAGACTGCTTTAGTAGTCGGTCTTTTACAGACCCCTTGAATATCCAAACATCCTGCGACCACCAAGGCCGCCCCCATAGTTTACCCCTCTCGTATCGGGTTAGGGCGTAGCAGTCGTTAGGCTGCATTTTGTCGCATAGCCTTATACTGTCATCGAAGTATATATCTGAATTGGCTACTATGTTAATAGCATCATCAGAGCAAAGGGTAAAGAGGTCTTTATAGGTCGGTCGGCCTTTCGGCATTATTACCGTATCGAACCTTTCCCGGTTTAGGCGTTCGCAGTACCTCAGCTCTTCGTTTCTTCTTGGCTCTGGGGCTTCCCAATAGGGTGTGATTAGTTGGTATTTCATATTACCCGTAGACGTTTACAGCCCTTCAGATAGTACCCGCCTTCAAAGAGTTGGGCTATAATCTCAAGCCTCCGTATTTGATTTACGCTTAGATCGTGCTGGTCCAGGTCTGCTAACCTATCGTCCGTTTTGCCCGGTCCCTTAAATAGTGCCGTGTGTACTTCTTGCCGGAAGTCCTCGTATAGCATTATATGAGATATCGGATAAGTTAGAAATTCTTTAGGGGTCATCTTGAAGGCCCGCCAAGCTCTGCAAGCTGTTAGGTACATTTGAAGCCTTCTATGTTCCCTAAAGTTCACAGAACTAAGCTACTAATTTCGGCGGTCGTATAAACTCAGGGTAGGAAGGTTGCCTATTTGGTCATAGTAGGCGCACATAATAGCCGCCTTATTTATTACCTCCGGGTCCTCTTTTACCTCGCCCCTTGTATTCCGGGCCTTTATTACTTCTTCCCACGCGCCGGGGTTCATATTGGCCATATCCTTAGCGCTAACCTTCTGTACCCAGTAGTCGGTCGGTTCGGTAGGTAGGCTTATACCGTAGTCCCTCGCCGTTACCCAGGCGGACCATAGTTTACGCGCTATAATGCTGCTTTGCTTATTCCCTTGTATAGAACTACGAAAGACGTTTAACCCATTGGCTAAGGCTTGGACTGCCTCGGTGTGCTTCTCTTCCCTTGTAAATTCTTTCTTTACTGCCTTCGGTTTGTCCTTCTCAAGTTTAACGCCCGATCCTTTGAACTCCTGGAACTCTCTTAATACCTCGCCTATAAAGTGGGCGTTTAGGTTTCGTGGTCTGCGAAGCTGTTTAAACATTCCGTTAGACCAGTTACGGAAAGCATACTGGAGGTCTGCATAACTAACAGAGCCATGGAACTGCTTAAGGTCTACAATGATCTCGGCTACTATATCCAGGTTAGGCAGGGTAATGTCGTTCTTTCTGCATACGGCGCTAAAGAACTCGGTAAGCTCGCTTACGCTTTTACCTTGTATTCGTTCGTTCATCTCTCTTTGGTGTTAAAGGTTTCGTTTAGTAATTCTGCTAACTCTTGAGCATCTTCGCCAATAGACCCAATTTTATCACCATCTACAAAGACATCGTATCCCGTTGTATAACAGCATCCGTCAGCACAAGTGTGTTCATATGGTTCAAGTTCTATTTTCATCTCTCTTTGGTGTTTAGGTGTTGGTGTTTAGTTGTCTTTCCTTTTCTATGCGTTCGGCTATGGCTGCTACTTGGCTTATCATGTCGGCCTCTTTTCTCTGCTCTCTATTATCCTCCCTCCATCGTTCCAGCTGCTGAGGTCTCAGGATGAAATCTAATGTAAGCCATTTATAGCCGCTCTCTGAATGGTGCGGATCTGATGCAGCGTTATTTATCGCGCTGGTTATCTCTTCCAAGGTGTAGCCCTCCCTTATCCGGGCGTTAAAGTGCTTTATAGCGGTCTTTGCTACTTCGCTGCGCTTGCTCTTTATGGTTCTTCCAGTAGCCTGGGTCCATGTCTTTATATAGCTATCGAAGGCATCCGGCTGAGGTAACTCGTTAGAGTTACTATTATTATTTATTACACTAACACTATCACTTACACTAACACTTACACTATCACTTACAGCTACGTTTGCTAACTTTTGCTTGCTTTTGCTACCTTTTGCTAAGTTTGCTTGCTTTTGTAGCCCCCCTTTTCTTCCTGCCTCGGCTCTTACTTGCCGCTTGTCCTCCCACTTTTTTAGGTCCTCTTTAAGGAATCGCTGTATAGGCTTCCAAGCCGTAAGTAATAACCGGTCCTCTAATACCGGGTCCTGGTCATTAACGTACTGTAGGATATGCTTAAAGAGCTTCCCCAGCTCTTCGTCTGTCAAATGATCTACGCTACTGAGTAGGTCCGCATAAAGAACGAAGGACCTTTTATACCTCGCCATAAATAAAAGAACCCCTGCTAAGGCCGCTTGGCTTGCGGTAACTACCAGGGCAGGCAAGTGTGCCGAGGTAGTCGAGTTCCTTAGAGGGGATTTTTTGAGTGTTCTGAATCATAACTTGCCGTTGAGGTTCGCCAGTTCCTCGCTACAAAGATACTAAGCGTCCTGCTCTTTTAACAGTTTCACCCATTCGATATGCTGGACCAGGGCCAGGCGTTCCCATTCTTGGAACCCGGCGGCGTTAATCTGCTCTATTAAGTGGTCCAGCTCTTTGTTCGTGCGCTCGCTCAGCCCGTGGCTAATCTCCGTGCGTAAATCGTGTCTTATCGCGCTTATCATTCTTCCAGGTCTTTATAGTATCCGACATAGTAGAGAAATTGGATAAGCACGTAGGCAACGAAGGTTAGAAGTATAGCCGTTTCTATAGTGAACCAAAGCAGGTCCATAAAAAACTGCGCTACGTATAGGCTATCCTCGTCCGTCAGGACCCAATAGATCGAACCGAGCAGCCCGAAGGTTACGGTAAAGGCTCCAAGGATTAAAAAGGTTCTTTTATTCATTGCTGAAAAAGTCGTTAAAGGTTATTAGGTTAAAGCTCTGGCCGGGCATCATTATGTACCAGACCGTAAGAGCCGTTAGCAGGGTAAGCTCGTGCGGCCTAACCTTAGTACGAAGTTCGGGCAGTATAATGTCCGCGTGTTTATACGCTTCTATTTTAGCGCGGTTCTCTTCGCTCATCTTTGAAAATACGCTTCTCTGTATCATCGGGCAGAAAAGTATAGGTTAGCCTTGCAGTCCTCTTCGCTGAGGTCCTCTATCTCTAAGATAGCTTCGTACTCAGCGCGGTAAAGAAATTCGCCTTGATCATCTAAGCCAAAGCCGTAGATGTCTACTACTTCCTTAGACTCTTTATAGATTTCCATTACAATGTCGCGCCCTGCATGGTGCGTTTCATTGACTACCTCCCGGAAGTGTTCCATATAAATAGTAGCCGTGCCGGTTATCATTATAGTGATGCCGGGCGCGTGTCTACTGTCTACTGGTATTACGTCCAGTTTGTACTCTACTTCCACAGACGATACTATAGCGTCCGCCGGTACGCCCTGAATGTCCCAGTTGCGTAGATATTGTTTAATCATGGT